TGTCCAGTTGTAATTAATGTAATTTTACTTGTTGGATCTGTTTCATTTATTTTAGGAATTAAATGTGTTTCTACCAAATATATAATTGCATTAAATAACGTATGAATTATATCAGCTAATAATTTAAATATACCATATAAATATTTTTCCTCAGTATCCGCATAAGAATATCCCATAGTATATGACCAAGCACTAGTTATTTTTGAATAAGATGCTAATGTTTTTGGACTATAAGTTCCTCTAAAAAGAACATTAATCATATTTGGAAATCTTGTATCACAAGATACATATATTTCACCATAATTAGAAGTTGCAATTGATATATATTTTAAATAATCATTTGAGCTACCACCTACCTGAATTTCTTTAGATTCATTATCATTAGCATGATTTATTGCTTTAGCATTTCCAATTATTTTTAGTTGATTTGAAGTTAATAGTGGCGTAAGATTTACTGGTATTTCATCAATAACAGCATTTACTATCTCAGATAATGGTATAAAATTAATATAATTACCTACTTCTGTATCACTATATTTATGTTTATGTGTAGATAATTCTAAATTTATATCATTGCCTAATGATAATTTAAAGTTACCTGCGGTATAATTAGGTATAGTTTTAAACATTTTGTAATCTTCTAAAAAATATGTTAAATCATCTCCTGCAGAATCAATAGTTTTAATATAATCATTCATTGTTTCTAATAATTTTACTGGTATAACTGGTCCAAAAACTTTGTAATAATAGGTTATAAAATCTTTATCAATCATATAAGCAAATCTAGATAATACAGTGCAATACCATGAAATAAAATTAATATCTCCATATTTTTTTCCATTAGTAATTACTTGTTCAGGTTGTTCTTTTGTTGTGTTTGGTGATATTGTTTTTGATGCTGCTTCTTCTGCTCCTTCTGCTCCTTCTGTTGCTGCTTCTGTTGCTGCTTCTACTTTTTCTACTTCTCCTTCTCTTGCTGCTGCTGCTATTTTTGATGCTCCTTCTGTTGCTGCTTCTACTTTTTTGGCTGCTGCTGCTTTTTTTGCTGCTCCTTCTTCTATTTTAGTTACATTCGGCGTAAACGATACATCATTTGTTGTTTTTATACCATCATTACTATTTGGTGATACAATGTTACCTTTTTTTACATCTACTTGAGGTTTTGATGTAGTTGAAAAATATCCACCCATTTATATACAACTATACTATCATTTTCATAGAAATAGCATTATTACAATTATAATTCAATATTTTAAAATCTTCTATTTTATAATCATTAATATTTTCATAAGTGCTGCTAATTTCAATAGTTGGAAAAGGGTGCAATTCATTTTGCATAAGCAATTGTCCATTTAATGCATCAACATGTTCTTCATAAATATGACAATTACCAACCATATAAACAAATTCATATGCTTCTAAATCACAATGTTTTGCTAAAATATGTGTTAAAAATGCATAAGATGCAATATTAAAAGGCATCCCTAATCCAACATCAGCACTGCGTTGATAAAGAGAGCATGATAATTTATTACCATGACTGACATTAAATTGTGCCATAATATGACATGGAGGCAAAGCCATTTCATCTAATTGTTGAGGATTCCATGCACTCATTACTAATCGTCGCGAATGCCGCTGCTTAAGATCTTTTAAGCAATCAATAATTTTCTGTAATTGATCAATACCTTTGCCATTATAATCTGTATCTTTATCAGTATATGTTGCATTAAAATGTCGCCATTGATGACCATATACTGGTCCCAAATCATTTTCTTTTAAATGCACTAGACCCCGACTATCTAAAAATTCACGAGATCCATTTCCATTCCATATATGAACACCTTTGTCAATTAATTTTTGATTATCAGTTGATCCAGAAATAAACCATAATAATTCTTTAAGGCACGTTTTCCAAGCAGTTTTTTTACTTGTCAAAATAGGAACTCGTCCATTTTCAAGAGAGAATCGCATTGATGCACCAAAAATGCTTTTAACTGTGCCATTTCTACCTTCTTCTAAGGATCCTGTTTGTAAAATTGTGCGAATTAAATCTAGATATTGTTGCTCTTCTTTATTCTCTCCTTTATTCTCTCCTTTATTCTCTCCTTTACTCTCTCCCTTATTTTTTGTTTCATTGGCCATTATATAAAATATAAAATTTTGTTTTTAATTTCTTTTTATAAAACATATGGAATCATTAACGGAATCATCCTCTTCCTCTAAACCAGGATTTTTTAAACATGTATTTAATTTTGATTCAGATTCTAAAGCTGAAATGTTGAATATTATTCAATATGCCATATTAGCATTAATTCCTATTATTATTTTGAATAAACTAATGCAAAAATATATTCCTGAGGCTGATGAAGAAAAAGGTTCTTTAGAGATTTCTGTAGAAGTTTTGCTTCAAGTAATTATTATAGTTTTAGGCATCTTTTTTGTTGACCGATTAGTGACGTTTGTTCCAACTTATAGTGGAATAAAATATTTGGATTTTAGTGTGACAACTGTTGTGATTGCAACTTTGTTGATTCTTTTGAGTCTTCAGACCAAACTGGGAGAGAAAATTAGTCTTCTTTTTGATCGTGTAATGGAATTGTGGGATGGGCCATCAGATAAAGATGATAAGAAAAAGAAGGGTAAAGGAAAAGGATCTGTGAAAGTTTCTCAACCCATATCTGGTCAAGGTCAACAACAAATGCAACAGCAACCATCTCCTGATCAGTCTGCCCAAATGCAATCGCTTTATGGAGGATCTACGCCTATTAACCAGTTGCCTAGTTCTAGCACAACTAGTCAACAATTACCCAATTATAACGAAATGTATAATCAGGCAGACCAAAATCCTCTAGTAGGTGCAGCAACACCTGGTGGATTTGGCGAGAGCATGATAATGGCTGCAAACGAAGCTCTCGGGGGCAGTGCATTTGGATCAAATTTTTAAAGCAAATGCGCTCATAATTTATAAAAAAATTGAAGTAAAAATTAAATACTAATTTAAATTATAACATATAAAATGACTGAAATAACAATCCAACAAACTGAATTAGAAGTGAACATTATTAATCCTTTTGATGACTTAATTAAATCATCAATTAGTAGTCGAATTGAAAAATTAAATGTAAAAGAAGAATTGCAACCCTTAGCGGGTATATTAGAAATATCTATTTATAAAGAAGATATAAAACTAGATAAATCAGGTAAGCCATGTAAACAAACAAATAAAAATAAAAATAAAAAAGATTTAGTTAGCGAGATAAAAATGAAATTAGATACATTAACAATTGACCAGCAAATACATATTATAAAAGATGCCAATATTGGACTTGAATTAGAAGTCAAAAATATATTAGAAAAAAATGTAAATATAGATGAATTAATAGCAATCGGTATTTGTCTTCCATTGAATATATTTTTAGAGGACAACCCGTGCTTGCAAGAGTTATTTGTAAATACGTGCGATTTAGAAAATATAAATAATTGTGTAAAGTCGACAAATTGTGTTCCATTCGAAGTCCAAGGGTTATATGCATTGACAATTTGTAAAAATGAGATTAATTATATTGTTAAATTAGGATCATTTGCTGAAAGCCAAGGAATGTTTAAAAGAATTTGTAGTTTTGGTGGAGGAAATCATGAAACAGGCTCGCTAACAAATAAATGGTTTCAAAGATTTATAAAAAAAGCATTAGCTGAAGGATATACAAGTAAATTCACATATTACAATAAAATACAAGAAAAAATATCTATAACTGATTTATCAGGAAATCAAATAGAAATGATGCCATATGTAATGAGACCATTAGAGACCCAATTATTTCAAAAATATAGTAAAAGCAATCATAATATACCGCCAATATTTGGTTCAAATTGTTTGTAATAGCTAGCAATTAGTAATAATGTAATTTGCTTCCTCTTCTGTAATATTAAAATAATCATAAATTTTTTGTTGATCGCCCAACTCAGGTATAGGAAAACTTTGTAATATTCGTATATTATTAAAATTTCCCCAACGGCAAATATTATTTATAAATACATATAAGGGGTGCTGTAATATTTGCACATATTTTTTTGCTTCTTCTTCATTAGCACATAATATAAATACGATAGATTGGGTCATTCCACAGTTATCTATAAAAACTTTATATTTGTCTGTTGTAGAAATGAATACTTTAAATCCTTCTTGAAATTTATGAGGTTTTGAAGCATATACAGTTTGACTAGGTGTATGTATTAATTTATATTTGTATACATCAGTTTCTACATCATTAATAAATTCTGCTTTTGTATATTTATGTAAATCGCTGCTTGTTTTAATCTCAAATTTTTTTAAAGCTATATTATCTATTGTTTTTGATAATATGTCTTGAACTAGTTGATTATATAATAATGGAATATACTTTCGTGGTTTGGATACAACAGAACTAGTATATTCTTTTTTCTTCCATATACCAGAAACATTAATATTTTTATAAAATGCAGAATTTTGAATTATATACCAAGTAAAACTAGACCCGATTTTTTTAAAATATTTTTTTGCAGTATGTATATCTAAATGTATTATTTGCAATCCAGTAATTATTTCAATTAATACATTTCTATCAGCAAATGACATCCAATTATCTGGAGTAATAAATAATAAATATCCATTAGGTTTCAATTGAGATAATGCTTTTTCAATAAAATCTTTAATTAAGTTGTGATTTTTGGATGCTCTTTTTCCATTTTCTAATAATTTTGCAAAAGGAGGATTGGCAACAATTAAATCACGTTTTTTAGAAGTATTAAATGTAATAAAATCATTATTAGTTACTTGTAAATTATATTTTTCATTACAAAATACTTTACGAACATTATCTAATCTACTTTCATTAATATCATTAAATTCTAATATATTTTCCAAAATGGTTTGTTTATCATGATATTTCATTAATTCAAATAAAATTGGAATACTAAAATTACCATTACCACAACACGGATCTAATATAGATAAATCTTGTCTACTCCATAATTCAACTGGAATTTTATTAATCATTTCACTTATACAATCAATAGGTGTTGGTTCATCATTGCTTGATTTATAAGTGCTTTTATCATTATTTAAAGTGTCGTCATAATATTTTTTTATTTCATCAAAAGTAGCTGTGTCAATAGTATTAGTTGATCCAGCTACAGTTACAGCTACGGATGGCATAATAACTATATTTTCATTTAAAGAGCATAATTTAGTAAATTTCTCTTCAACTGATTTTTCAATAATTTCTTTTATTTTACTTTCATTAACACAAGGGGTTTTTCTTTTTTGATGCTGTGTATAATTAGATTTATTATTAAACTCTTTACCGCACTTTTCACAACTGATTTTAGGCATTTTTAGGTATTATAATATATTGTAATATTTTATATTTAAATCAATTTTATTATTATAGTATAAACTAGTTGCAAGATGAAAGAGGATTTGCTTAAAGATAATTCTCCTTTAATAAAATATGGATGTCAATGTTTTATTAAAAGCGCTAGATAATGATGCCAATGAACAAATTATTAATATGTCATATAAAAAGATTAAAGAGATGACACACAATATGCTCAGCGAATTGGAATTAGAGAAAGATATATTTAAAGATTATTTGACTAAACTAAAACAATATCGTTATATAGATGAACTAAATGATCTTAAAATAGGAGCATTTATTAGGTGGATACCACTAGCAGATCCAGAAAATATACATTTAACTCAAGGTGGTATTATATGCGATATTAAAATTACAGATAAAGGAATTGCACTAGTATGCAAGAATTTTGCACATAAATATTATCATTTGAATCCAGATGAATTAATGATATTTCAAAAATTGTCAGGACAAGAACAGGTTCTTTTAGAAGCTCTAGATTATTTAGAGAAATAGGTGCCGAAGTTTCTTTAAGTAGTTTTCTTATATCTACTTTTTTGGGGGTTATTTACTGATTTGTATAGTTTGTCCATTCTTTTGACTATTCTTTTTTTGACTATTCTTTTGACCATTCTTTTGACCATTCTTTCGGCATGTAAATTTTCCGCGCTTTAAACCTTTTCTCTTAAATATATTACGAGTGCAAACACCAATAGCTTTAGGTTCTGATTTAATAGCATTGCCCACTTTTTTAATACATCGGCATAATTTTTCAGATAATATTTGTTCAGCTTTATTTTTTAAAGTAGAAGCGTGTTTTGGAATAGGTAAATTGTAATATTTTAAAATAGTTGTATAATCTGTTTTATTTAATTTCATGGATGAAGATGATGACATAATATAATATATGAATATTTTATGCAAC